TACGCGGTGATGCCCTTGAATTGGAGCTTATCACCCACGCGCACCGACCCACTGACCGTCAGTTTCGCCGGGGTCGAGTCAGTGCCTATCCCGACATTCGAGTCAGCTCCGGATATGAAGAGGGCCGTCGTCAGAGTGTTCGAAACCGAGAAAACGTTGTTCGTGATTCGAAAGTTGACGTCAGCGGACGATCGCTGGTCGCTCCCGAACGACCAACCGGTGTAATTGGTCGTCCCATCCCACACGGACGTGCTCACGAACGCGTCGCCCGACCCTTGACGCACTTGAGTTGTGGCGATAGCATCTTCAACGCTCACCGTCGTTGGGTTAAACACCAACAAACCGTTGTGAGTGGGATTTCGCGACCCATCGGCTCGAGCGTGCACCCGCGCGGTCGGGACTTGCGCACCAAAACCAGTCTTTCCATCCGAACGCAGAGTCATGCAGTTGACGGCGTCGTAGTTTGTATCCGCCAAATCTATGTCCAAACGCGTCGATGAGTTGGCGCCGCTCGTCGACTGCGCCATGTTGAATTGCGCCTTGGACCCATAGTTTGTCCCGGCACCCTGCCGCGCCAACGCGAAGACGGGCGAAGGCGTCGTCGGAGCCGACGTCGTTTGGTTCGTCACCAGAAGCGGGATCGACCCGTGATTAAAACCATCGTCGTTGGCGACGTTCGCACCCACGAAAAGCGAGCCGCCAGACACCTGAAGCGTCGACTGTGGCTGACTCGAATTCACACCCACGCGCCCACTCTCGAGAATCGTCACTTTGGGATCACCCATCGTCGCCCCGGCTGTCACGCCGACGCTCAGACCCTCGTTCGGTGACACGCGACTCTCGAGGTACGTTCGACCGTTCGCCACGTCCGTTCGCGCCCGAATCGAGTGCTTCCCGTTCGTAAACTCTTCACCGATTTGGACCGCGCCGTTTCCGCGCACAAAACATGTCCCATCGATCGTGAGCCTTTCGCTCGGGTTCGTGTTCGAAATGCCCACGTTTTGTTGATTCGACACGCGAAGCGCCTCGACGTCGAGCGTTTTCACGACGACGACCTGTTCAGCCGCGTTCGTGTAGGCGCCTCGGATCTCCACCGCGCTCTTTGCCCCTGAACCAGCTTTGAGCACGAGCGAATTGTGCAGATCATCCGTGCCCGCATCGTTCGCGTGAACGACGAGTCCACTCGCACTCTTGATAAATTTTTCGCCCGCTTCTTCTTGTCCCTGCTCTCCGCCGATTCTGATGTTTCCGTCGACGTGTAGCGCCTCGTCGGCGTGCGCGCGGCCCACACTCAAGCCCGTGTCGACGATGAGATTGCTGCTCACGGTATTTCCATTGACGACAAACGTGTTCGCGTCGCTACGTCGGGCGAAAACACTATCACCAATGCTCAGTGCGTGCGTCGCGTGATTCGGCGTGGCGTTCGCGATAGCGATACCATGCGTGCCCACGTTGGTAAAGTTTGCGTTGCAGTCGGCATCTACGAGAATATCAGTGACGCGCACGTTCGACCCCACCGAGAGAATTTCACCCACAGATACGTTCCCTGAATACGTATTGGACGCAACGTGGAGCACGTTTGAACCCTCGTCATTCATTCTCAAGTTGGACCCGAGTGCGAAATCGTGTTGCGGATTCGTGTTTCCACCGACACCAACGTTCGATGCCCACAGCGATCCATACACGTGGACGTTGACCGCGCCAGCGGGTAGAGGCACGATTTCCATGTCAACGGCACTCGGCCCGTTGTTCGTGCGCCCGAGGGCGAGTTCTGAACCGTCGCCGTACGCCGTGCCGTGCAAATACCCGACGATGACGTTACTCGTATTGTACTGGTGAAACACCACGGCTGTGTCACCAGTCGCGCTCGTGATACCACTGCCGACCTCGATGATGGCGTTTGACACCGTAAGATTTTCTGCTTGGTTATATTCAGACAAATCTTGGATGATGACATTACCATCGACGTACAGATTTCCATAGATTCGATGGGATTGCACCTCGTTTTGCTTCCCCGCGACCAAGTTGCCGCTCAGTACGAGGACATTCGCGCTCGCATCCGCGAGTTCAATGTTCGACCCAAAGGAAAGGCCCTGCGTGGCCGTGATCTTTTCGCATATCACGTTTCCAGCGACGTTTATGATGTCTTCGGCCGTGTCATTAATTTGCAGGTTGGACGTGGTGATGAAATTGAGTGGGTCAACATCGTCAATCTGCGCGATGGGCACGCTCGTGGCCAAAAACGATTGCGCTCGCATCCGCCCGTTCAAAACGGCGAGATTCTTGGCAGCTGAAGCCGTGTCTATAAAAAATTTGTCCACTCCGACATCAAAGGCGTGTAAAGGATTGTCATTTTCGACGGCGATTCGCGACGACGCACGCAACTTTTCAAACCGCGCGGTCTTCTTGACATCCAATACGATACCGGCCGCTTCGGTAGGGACGTCGTCCATGAAAAGGTTTGAACCCAATTCGAACGCATGCTTTGGATCAAACTGGTTACCTATCGCGATGTTACTCGTGAACAGGTTGGACGCCTCGACGTCACCCGTCAAAATGTTCTGGATCGTACGAGGGCCATCATCTTCGACGCTCGTAGGATCGATTCTCTGGAGTTGTAATTGGTCGATACGCCCAACACTACCCAGGAACGGCATTTACGACGTCCTCTGGTATGAAGGCAGAAAAATTTATGAACCGAAGAGCACGCCACACAAGCCGTGCTTAAAGCGCAAGACCTGCCAATTGATGGCAAATACCGTCAAGTCCTGGTTGGCCGGTCTGTCCGCGCCTCGCTCGCACCCAGTCAGGTACAGTTTAGCATTGTCGAGGCGAGAGAAATTTACGCTCCCTGTGTGGGCGTACTCGCTGGGAGACGTACAGAAATGATAGGAAAAAAATCGGGTGTAGAATGGACATTGATTCGTGTCGTCGAATTCTATGATGCCAAATTTTGAGCGGTAATAATTTTGAACAGTGTGGCAAAACAGCGGGGTGGTTTTTTCAAAGTGCTCGACGCCGTTGAGGAGAAGCGTCGCATCTCTGAACGTGAACCGGTCGTTGATTGAATCCGCCGAATTCGCGCGCCATCCCCAAAACAAGGAACTCACGGGGTGTCGCAACAGACTCAAATCGATCGAGTTATCCCCACCCGGATTGCGGTTGTCTAAAATCGTATCGATGTTTGTGGTAAAGCTCTGAACTTGGCGAATGACAAAATCCATCGACTCGCGCTCGAGCATGCGCTTCCGCTCATCCGTGTCCAAAAACGTGTACGTTCCGTAAACTCGAGCCTTTTTTTCTGCACTCGTCAGGGACGCCATCTGAGCACCATCAAAAGTGATTCGAATCTCACACTCATGAAACGCGCACGCCAGGAGCGGGAGAAAGCATCCCGGTTCGCAAAAGAAAAACTGAAGGGGAACAAAATTCTCAGTGGTTTGAGACACCGCATTATTGATCTCTTGTGCCCTCGTCCACGTGTTGGCGAGATACGACGTCCAGATATCGCTCAAATACTCGTACTTGTGTGAATCGACCTTGACTCCCCCTATGAACAAATCAATCGTTGCGCCGCGAAACAGTTTGGTCGCGATTTTCGTGGCGGTGGGCGTCGGTGAACCTTCGACATCTACGTCAACCACGTCTCCCTCGAACCAAATAGCATTCAAAAGATCCCCGTGCGCCGGAATAGTAATCACATTATCGTCCGCGCTGATCGTTTTGATGTAGCGCGGCACCTGAACGAAATTCGTGTGTCGAACGAATCGTGACCGAAAATGCGACGGTGAATCCTTATCGTTCGCGAGCAAGAATGCATCCTGTGCACCCTTGGAAACCAAAGCGACGTGAGCACCACTCGTGGACATCTCTAATACAAAGCTAGATTTTTATGTGACACTTTTTGCGAAATTCTGCAGCGTCGTCCGCCACGGTGGGATCGGTTTGTTTGCCGTCTGGAATTATAGTGTAGCCCCCTAATTTGTACACTTTGAGACGCTTGTAATACATAGCGGGAAAGACGCCGCCCCATTCGTCGCGCACGTCATATATGTGTGGATTATTCTCTGCTTTGCCGCGCATGATTCTTCCAATACTCTGAACGATATCGCTCTTGGGTGTAGCCAGAATGACGGTGTCAAGGGTTGGAATGTCTAGACCTTCGTGGGCTTGACTATACGTCGCGAAGATGATTTTACACTCACTCGACGCTTGTAAATCTTTTTGTTTCATGCCTCCCATGTAGAGCCCACCGATAGGTTTGAAAGCCTGGTGTAACATTTCGCAGTGCAAACGTCGATCCGATAAGACGAGAAGCTTACGCGTCCCAGCGGACGCCCGCTTAATGAGTCGACAGAGCATTTGATTTCGAGCTCTGCACTCACACAGCGCCGTAATCATGCCCACGAGCGAAAGCTGTCCATTCCGAGTGACCGGTGGCGCGGTTCGAAACAATGCATCGTTGAACGTTATTGGAAACACCTCGACGCCGCGCTGTGCCTTCCGCTCGACAGAGAACGCCGTCGGGCCAATAAACCACGTGAGCAGTTTCGTCAAACCATCTTTTCGCTCGGGTGTGGCTGATAATCCAAAGACGTGTCGAGGGACGACTTTGAAGAGCGCCTGTGAAAACGTGCGCGCGCATATGTGGTGACACTCATCGACGATGAGCACACCCACGGATTCAAAATCAGAGAATACGTACTCCTTCATAGAGAGCGATTGGAGCATGGCGATGACGTAATCACACCCCTCGACCTCTTTCTTGTTTTGTTGCACGATACCGACTTTCGCACCGGGACAAAACTGTTCGATGCGTTCGCGCCACTGTTGCGCGAGAAACTCCTTGTGAACTATGATCATGGTTCTGAGCTTGAAATGCGCAGAGATGGCGAGCGCGAGCACAGTCTTCCCAAATCCACACGGTAAGCTCAAAAGCCCGTGCCTTTTTTCGCAAGCCGCGCGATACGCATCCACCTGACCGGTGGATGATTTAAGCTTTCCATGAAATCGTATGTCGGCTCGCGCGGGCTCGGGTCGTTTGTCTTCGGTGACC